CGACCGGGGCGTTGCCCCTCGCGTCACCGACCCGCGTGATCCCTCGCCCGCCGACCCCGGTGCGGACAGGATCAATCAAGACGGATACGTCCGATCTGCCGACCGACGAAAGCGACCTCACCAGCCACGAAAAGGCGTTTGGTCCGCGTAGTCGTTTTGCACGGAGCCGTCGATGAAAGTTCCTGTTCATGGCAACGAATACCCTCATCACACCGACGTGGGTCACGAAGGATACGGCGGTCAACTTCAAGAATCACCTGAAGTTGATCGGCCAGTTCGATCGCAGTTGGGAAAAACAGAACTGGGGCAATAAGCCCGAAGGCGCGCAGATCGGCGATACGGTGCAAGTCCGTATCCAACAGCGGTGGCAGGTTTTCGAGGGACAGGGACTTGTTCAGCAGTCCATCACCAACCAGACCGTCCCGCTGACCATCAATCATCAATTCCAAGTTGGCATGGGCTGGTCCTCAGCACAGACCGCGCTGGAAATCGAAGAAGTCCAGTCCCGTTACACCAAGCCCGCTGGTCGCCGCATGGCGAACAAGTGGGATCAGGTGGCGGGCGCCGAAGTCTACAAGTCGGTGTATTTCTCGGCGGGCACACCCGGCACACCGATCACCTCCAACAAGACATGGACCGATGCCGTCGCGCTCTTGCACAACAACGCCGTCCCTGACGGCGAACTGTGCGCGGTGATCGATCCCCTCACGCAGTCGTCGCTGCTCGCGGCGAATCAAGCGTTGTTCAATCCGCAGACACAGATCGGCAGCTATTTCAAGACCGGTCAGTTCTCTGGTGCCGCGCTCGGCGTCGATGAGTGGTATTACGACCCGCTGATCCCGATTCACACGACCGGCACGTTCACGACTTCATCGTGGCAGATGACGAGCGCAGGGCAGACCGGTTCGTCCATCACTGTGGACGGTGGCGGCACCTATGCGCTCAAAGCGGGCGATGTATTCGTGATCGATGGCGTCTATGGGATCAACCCGGAAAGCTACACGTCCACCGGGGCGTTGCAGCAGTTCGTGTTGACCGCCGATGTCTCTGGCACGACGACGGCGACGCTTTCGATTTCGCCCAGCATCATCCCGAGTGGGCAGCTCCAGACCGTGAGTGCATCGCCCGCGAATGACGCGGCCTTGACGTTCCTCGGGTCAACGGGCGCGACCTCGGCGACGATGGCCGCGACGGCATCGCGTCAGTCGCTCATGTTCCATCCCGCAGCGTTCGCGTTTGCGATGGTGGATCTGCCGGACAACCTCGCGGGCGCCGTTGCGAAATCGGTGGGCGATGCGAGCACCAAGATCGCGATGCGCTGGGTCGAGCAATACAATATCCAGACCGACCAGCAACCCAGCCGATGCGACACGATCGGTGGAGTGGCCCCGATATTGCCCTACTTCGCCGTCAGAATGTGGTCCTGAGCACGGTGACGACGGCATCTCGGCGGGCGGTGGTCGCACGCCGAGATGTTCACCGTGACAGACCAAAGATGAAACTGATCGTCACCAACAGATAGAGGACACGACTAATGGCACTTGCAAATACGACGCTCTCATCGGCCTGTGCAGTCAGCGATAAGCAAATCGTCGTGGCCTCAGCCACGGGGTTTGCGCCCGGCTACAAAGTTCGCATCGGTGACGAAGATTTCAAAATCACGAAGGGTTACGTCGTCGGCGCCACGATCGTGCCGGTGTTCCGTGGACAGGATGGCACCGTCGCCGTCGCACACGCCTCCGGCGCGCAGGTCACGGTGGGCATTCCCACGGATTGGGCGCAGAGCGGCGCCCCGCAGACGGTCGATTCATATCCGATCGCTGGACGGGCGCGCGTCATCAACGAATACTCGGCCGATGGCGCGATTGCGCTGCCGCCTGCGGGTGCTGATGCGCTCGCGGTCTTCAGTGGCACGGCCCATACGGGCCTGACACTCGCTGTGCCGAGTAAGGATCTGAATGGCTCCAAGTTAACACTGCTCGATCTGACCGCAGCAGCGCACGTCGTGACCGTCGCAGGCGGCCTCGGCGGATCGGCGATCGTTACACTGACGTTCGATGCGGCCGGTCGCGCGATGATCGAACTCTTGGCCTACAACGAACTTTGGTATTGCCAAGCGCTGGCTGGCACCACGACCGGGTTCGACGTGGCACTCTCGTAACAATCTCCTAGACGGTCGGTCAGGTGGGGGAGAAAACCTGATCGACTGTCACTTTCAGGGAAGGGTCTATGGCTTCCGCAAGTTTCTCAGATCGATCAGGACCGGGCGGCGTGGTTTACAACCCCGCGTCACCGTATGCGCGTGAGATGGCGAAATGGGAGATGGGCTATTCGCCATACGGCCCGCCAGGACGTCCGCGCGAACAGGTCGGATTTCAGGAGTATCCCGCCGCGTTCTACAAGATGCGACGGAGCACGGAAAACGGCTCGTTCATCGTGGAGCACATGCAGGAAGCGGCCGACGAAAACGAAGCACTGAATCTGATGTCGCGCGGCTACGTGCAAGGTCGGGCGGCAGCGGAAGCGGACGTGATCGCGCAAGAAGACAAGCTCGCGCAGGCCGAAGCCGAATTGGAATATCACAAGCGTCACATGAGTCCAAAGGCACAGGCAGAAGCCCAAGCCTTTCAAGAATCCACATCAGCGCACGTCGGCGAGGTGCCCGAAACACCGATTCGTCGCCGACAGACGAAGGAATAGGCGATGGCAAACAATCCCACACAAGGCGGCGCCTTTGACCCGTATGCGGATTACAACGTCCACGGGACGTGGACGTTCACGGGTGATACGAATCTCAATTACAGCAGCACAACGCTGGTCGATGCCACGTTGTCAGGCACGACGACGATCGGAGCTGGCGCAACACTGACGGCGCCGACGCTCACGACACCCTCGCTCGGTGTCGCCACCGCAACCTCGATCAATGGCAATGTGCTGACAACGGGATCGAGCACGTATACCGGCACCGCAGGTCAGACGTATACGTTCCCGACGACCTCAGCGACGATCGCGCGCATCGATGCCGCGAATACGTTCACGGGTGTCCAGACCATGACATCGGCGGCACTCACGACGCCCGTGCTCACCGGCAGCGTCACCGGCACCTACACGCTGGCCGGCACGCCGACGCTCACGGCGCCAACGATCAATACCGCGACACTCAACGGCGCGATCAATACCGATTTCAAAGTGTTGGCCGCGTCTGCGACCTACAGCGCCACGACGACGCCAGCCACCTTGACCGGGTTTTCTTGGACGGTTGTTCCAGGCACCTACGTGTTCAAGGTGAATCTCCCGGCGACCATGACGACAGTCGGCGGCCTGACGATCGACTTTCTGTTGACTACGGCCGTGCTCACCAGCATCCGCTATCAGTCGTATGCGACGACCGCGACAGACAATGCCGATGCAGTGTCCACGCAAGGCACGACGACGACCAGCGGCACGAAGGTATTCGACTCGAAGACCGCCGCGTATACGCTCGTGGAAATCGCCGGTTCGATGGTCGTAGGCACAGGCGGGACATTCGCATGGCAGGGCACGCAGAACACGTCAGCGGGTGCCGGCGATGCAACGATCGTATTACTCGGTGCCTACGCGCAGCTCACGCGCGTCGCGTAATGGCTGATGACTGCCGATACGCTGATCGTCGGTGCGATGGATCTAGTCGGGAACTATGCGCCCGGTGAACCGATCGCAGCCGACGAAAAAACAGACGCGCTCCGTCGTCTGAACAACATGGTCAGCGGGTGGCGCACCCAATCGCTGATCGTGTTGGCGGTGGAGCGCACCGTCTTTCCCCTTGTCGCCAACAAGCAGACTTACACGATCGGCCTCGGCGGCGATTTCAATGTGCCGCGTCCGATTGCGATCAGCGGAGCGGGCCTGTGGATGAATGCGTTGGCCGCAGCGCAGACGGTCACGATTACGCGCAGTGGATCAGCGGCGACGGTGACGCTCACCGCGCACGGCCTCGCCGTTGGCGATGAAACGCTTATCGCTGGCGCGAATGAACTGGAATACAACGGGCTGCAAACGATTCAAACCGTTCCAACTGCGAATACGTTCACGTTTACCGTGGAAGGCACGCCAGATACCCCAGCGACCGGCACCATCACGTCGTCAGCCGTAACGGGACAGCCCGTTGAGATTCCACGCGCGGTCATCACGGACGATGGCTATCAGGCGATTCAAGTCAAGAATCTGCCAAATCTCCAATTCACGGCTGTTTACTACAATCCGACCGTCCCGCTCGGCACGATTGTGCTGTGGCCGAAACCGGATACCGCGATTAATCAGCTCATTCTCTATCTCCAGAATCAGTTCGCGGGCTTTGCGGATCTCGATACAGATTATTCGTGGCCGGACACACCTGGCTATGGCGAAATGTGCGAATACAACCTTGCGCGTCGGCTGTGGACTGTGTATCACGGCAGTGTCCCTGTGCCAGATGAATTGAACAAGCTCGCACAGGAAGCCACGGCGACCGTGAAGCGTGCGAATCTCAAACTCACGGATCTGCCGAATGAAGCGGCATGGGCCATTGGCGGTAATCGTCGCTGGGGCTACAACATCGTGACCGGAGGCGGTAACTAATGCCCGCACAGCAGGTTCAACAGAACTACAACTGGGGCGTGTTGATCTCAAAAAACGACACGATCAACATTGACGGCTCTACGTATTCAGCTACGGCCACAGTTCCACCGAAGCCATGTGACGCGATCTATGTCGGCGGCGCTGGCATCGTCGCCGTCGTATGGCAGGACGGGACCGTTCTAAATTTCACGGCGGTGGCTGGTGAAATTCTTCCAGTTCAGGCGATACGAGTGAACAGCGCCAACACCACAGCCACTCTTATGAATGCGCTGTATCTCAAGTAAATGTCGCACACGCCGAATCCGCTCCGCGTTGAGTTGCTGACTGACAAAACGACTGGCATGAGTATGCCGATCGATGTCAGTCACTATTCCAACATCACGATCTACCTCAAAGGCGCGGGGACTATCAGCGCCGGCACGTTGATCGTGGAGGAAGCCGATTACGTGAACAACTACACGGGCACATGGAGCGACATCACAGGGCCGGTCCCGATCGATTGCACTGATGTCACGGCGGGGCAGCAAAAAGCCTATCAGGTGCCGCTCGGTGCCTACGGGTTTCTGCGCGTGAGAATTGGCACGGCTGTGGCTGGCGCTGGCGGTGTGGTTTCAGTCGTCTTACGGTGTAACTGATGGCCGTTTCCAGTCGATCTGGACATATCGTGCCGCGTCCACCGATCGT